GGAGAACCAGCATCTGGCAATAACACAGAACATCATCAACAATTGGAGAAAGGGTGATGATCCTGAGATGAAGGAGATTGTCAAGGAAGAAGAGCAATGGACATATCAGATGTTTGATCGTTGTGTGAATGAAGAAAAGGTATGGGCAGAGTATCTATTCAAAGATGGTAGTATGATTGGTTTGAATGATAAACTACTTCATCAGTATGTTGAATGGATTGCGAATAAGAGAATGAAGTCAATTGGATTGAAACCTGTTTACGATATTCCAGCAAGAAATAATCCATTACCTTGGACACAACATTGGATCTCATCAAAGGGTTTACAAGTTGCACCACAGGAGACAGAGGTAGAGTCATATATAGTGGGAGGAATCAAACAAGATGTGAAAAAAGACACATTTAGTGGTTTCAAACTTTAACACATGCTACCATGGATGATAAAGATCTACTTGATGAATTAAAGGAAAGAATCAAAGAAGGACCTGTTATCTTTACACCAGATAACGATTTTCTAGATAGGTTAAATCCTGAAGATAATATTGAATTATTTAAGGATGCGATCAAAGATGCTGCCGATAGTTACGATCAAGATATAAATAAACTTAATAATGATGAACAATCTGAAGAATCCATTTAACTTTGTCAAAAATACTCGTCAAAGTTACTGTAGATTTTATCAAAAAACCTTTACTGAAGTGCAAGTGCAAATAGAAACTGAAGACCCTGCGTGGATTCCGCTAGATACTTTAGTTGCTATTACAAAAAAGTATGAGTCAGTATGAAAATCCTTGGTTATATAATGAACAAATCTTTGATAGTAATCTGATTGGTGATTATTATGGGTTTGTTTATCTAATTACTGGTGAACAAACAGGAAGAAGATACATAGGTAGGAAATATTTTTGGCAAAAAAGAAAACCAAGAACAGGATCGAAGAGAAGAGTTACGTCCGAAAGTGATTGGAAAAAATATTACGGTAGTTGCCCAGAACTAAAGGAAGATATAAAACAATTTGGTAAGTTAAATTTTAAGAGAGAAATATTAAGTTTACATAAAACAAAAGGTTTGGTTAATTTTGAAGAAACTAAACAATTGTTTTTAAATAATGTATTGAGTGAGTCCCTTGACGATGGGAGACCTTTATATTATAATAGTAACATTCTAGGACGCTATATGCGGAAAGACTATGGACAATTTTAATGAAACGTTAAAAACAACTCATGATTGGGCTATGAGTCGCATTCAAGCATTATGCGAGACTAGTGATCTTCATACAGTTGAAGATGGTTGTGCAATTCATGACGAATTTGCAGAATGGTTTTATTGTGACGAAGAAGATCTTGACATATGCTCACTTACTTACATAGGAGAAGGTAGTGAGTATGCTTAATAATGAACAGATGGAACTTAGACAACAAACTTTAAGTATTTTACTTAAGAATTTCAATAACAATCGTGCCATTTATGAGTGTGCAGATGAGTGGGCAAGCAAGTTCACCACCACCTCTGGACTCATAAAATACTACAAAACTTATTTTGCTAAATAGGAGTGCGTTCTAGTATCAAAAAATGGTAGATAAGAAACCAGAACAAAAGGTTGAAGAGAAACCAAAAAATCTTCTAACAAAAATTAAAGAGAGTGTCGATGACAAGGAAGAGCAACTTGCATTTCTATCTACAATCGTAAGACTTTCTGTTCTTGTGTGGTCTGCAGGAATCTTGACTTTAGCATATGTTAAGTTACCAGCAGCATTCAATATACCAGAACAAAAACTGGATCCAACTTTCATAGCTTCTGTGTTCACAGGAACTTTAGCGACTTTTGGCGTCCAAGCAGCAGGTAAGAAAAAGAGTGGAGATGGTGGTGGTAGTGCAAACATATCTAAAAAGGATATGGAGTTCCTTATTGCTAAAGCATCTGAAACTGCACCAGCGCAAACAATCAGAATCGAGCAAGCACCAGTATCAATCGTACCGACTGCTGCACCTAAAAAATAGGAATTAGAATTATGGATATGGAAGAGGAGATGTTTGGATCAGAGGTAAAAATCTCAAATCCCAAACCAGAAAAACCAAAGAAGAATATTAATCTAACCAAGTGGTTCGCACTTGGTCTTGGTGGAATTTTTGGTCTATCTCATATTGGATTAATTGGTATGGTAAGTCGAAAAGATAGTTTACCAATCATAAGTCCACCTGTGGGACCTTATACATCATATCTAGCAGAAGTTAGTAAAGAAGGATATCGAATTAGTTACAAAGCAAATGATCCTAAGACAGCATTTATTACTAAGGATATCAAAGAAAAAGGTGGTTTCTTAGGATTAGCAAATGAGAAAACTCAGATCACTGAAGAATACTTTATGGATGGTCAAATTAATCAAGGTGGTGTGGTATCAAATCATAGGTCTTGGTTAGATCAAAAACCTGGTTTGACACAAGCACAGGTAGATGAAATAAACTCTGCCCGAAAAAGTGAAGCCTGTATCAAAGCAGTTGGATCCGCAGAGGGTACAGGCAGATTGGTTGGGACAAGTGTTGGTGCTGCTGTTGCTCCTACTCTTTCCACTATCCCTTTTGTTGGTTGGGTTGCTGCTGGTTGGGTAGCAATGTTTGGTGGTAATCAAGGTGCTGAACTAGGTGGTAATCTAGCTGAAGATCTTAATAAAAATTGTTAATGAATCTGTGGAGTAACTACAAAGATGTCCTACACAAAACATTTCCACTACACAATCGAGTAGGAAGTGTTTGGGCACAATGGGAAGGTAAAGGAACTTTTCTTACAGCAAAAACATATACCACTCCATATATAATAAAGAGTAGAGAGGTAGAAATTTGGAATGAAAAATCTTGCATATACAACAACATCATCTATCCTAAAACAGGTAGTAATCTTCCCTGTTTTGGTATGGATCTTATGGGATTTAGTGATAAGAAAGTCATTATTGTCTTTGACTTCCAACATCCTGTAGAAAACTATTTGTTTTCTGTAGAGGAACTACCTAAAGGTAGAGGTGATTATCGTTTCTTTGAACCAGGTAATCACTTTTCAGAAAATATTTACATACAATATTGTAAGATGTCAGAGATTGATAATCATCTTGAGATGTTCACGACTTACTTGACAAAGTATAAGGATATGATAGAATTAGAGAAACCAACTGGTAATGATACCAGTTTTTATAAAGACTTTGATACTTATATGACTAAACTTGATCCTGTGTCAGGATACCTGAAAGGTAAGTTTGGACAAGAGAGAGCAGAAAGTCTTGTCAATGATTTTTTATTTTGTTTTAAATAATTATGCCTTATAAAAAAAAGAAAAGAAATATTTTTTGGCACATTGGACAGATATTAGATGATTTTGCAATGTGGCATAAGAAATTAATTCGTAAAGTTAGAAAGTGGTTAAACCTTACAGACTATAAATTGCTTTGGTTATCCTTTGGTGAGGGAGTATTAATAGGACTTTTGTTAGCATTTATACTTTAAGTGTGGGCATCCACACATTAGTGCGTATTTATACCTAGTGTGTTATACTAAATATTAGTGTACTGGAGTTGAAACTATCATGTCCCATTACGTCATAGGTTATCATGACCTACAAAACAATCATTACGAAATCTGTGAATACGCAGATGACGCATACAACGCAATAAAACAAGCAAGAGAGGATTTGCCTAATATGAAGGCAAGTCCTCTTTCTTGTGAATACTGTATAAAGGAGGAGTAATGAAAAACTTACCAATTACATCAGCCTGTGTTACCTTCGGAGTAATAATTGGAACAGGTTGGTTCTTAATACCACTAGCATGGTCAAATCCCTTATTAGTATGAAACAATTTAATACATGGGTGTTAGACACCACAATCTACATTTTAGATTTTCTTTATAGAGGTAGACATGAACAGAGGTTTTGGGTTCTCGAAGTCATTGCTAGAGCACCTTATTTTGCTTTTATTTCTGTGCTTCATTTCCGTGAGAGTCTTGGATTACGAGGTGAGGAACATATATATTTGATGAAGGAACATTTCTATCAGGCACTCAATGAAACGGAACATTTGGAAGAGATGGAACTTAGGGAGGGAAATAAGTATTGGATCGATAGGTTCTTTGCCAAGCATCTTGTTTTACTTTATTTTTGGATCATGGTTGGCTACTATTTTATTGATCCTATTAACGCTTATGATATCAACATGAAAATTGAGAAACATGCGTTTGAGACCTATGTGAAATATAGTGCATATCACCCTTTAGATACTAAGATCGCAGAGATTGCAGAAGACGAATATCAGCATTCCAAAGAATTACAAAAAGCAATGTTAATGATCGCATAGATAATACTAATCACACGCATTAGTTTATGTTATCTACAGCATACCGTCTACGGTTAGTAGACATCTGCAAATCAATTGCAGCGGGACAAGAAGTTGGATTGGATGATATGATATGGGCAGAAAAACTAGCAAAAGCAAACACATCTGCAAGAGGTATGTTAAGTTCAGCACGAAGATTACGAGGAGATGATGATACAACTTTTCTTAAATACTTGAATATTGGAGACCCTGATTCAAGGAGACATAAGAGGGGTTTCACAGATGCGGGAGATATAGCAGATTGGTTTAAAAACAAAAGGTCAGACGACTGGAGACAACGAGATTGATTCGACTTTTAAAATTATTAGGAAATATTGTTGACCCAAGTTGGTGGGCAGAACTCATTGGTGAAAAGTCAGGATTAAATGATCGTGCAAGAAAACCAAATAAATTTAAAGAGTGGAAGTTAAAACAACCTCTATGGAAACAATTTTTTATAGAAGTTTTAATGTTTACATTAATTGCATTAGCGTTTGAACCAGTGTTAAATATGTTAGGTATGTCAATGTTACCTTGGAGGTGGTTTTGATTAAATTTAATTTCGAAAAACAATTTGGTAAAGGTACAGATCCTTGGTATGCAAAGGCAGAGAGGTGGGCAAAGAAACAAAAGAATCCATTTACTAGACATTTACTTCTTGGTATGATACAATGGTTAAAAGAAAAATGGATTGATGTTAAGGTTGCAAATACAATGAGAGATATTGATATTCAGGCAGAAGAAATTAAAAAAATTTGGGAGGACGAAGAGAAAAACCAATTTGCTCCTGAGATTAAAGAAACTCCGTCTGAAGTTGAGGGTTTGAATGATATAGAAATATCTTATAATAAGTATTATCATGAATAAATTATTAATCCTACCGATATTCTTTTTGACAATGTGTGCACCCGCACCAGTGACCGATCCACCTGCTCATGCGATGGAAGTAGAAGAAGAATTAATGTGGAAGGCTTTAGAATATATACAAAACTATAATATGTTACAAAACAAAACAGAACCTAATGACGCTATAAATAGTGCACTGGATAATTTTTTGGAGGATAGTTATGGGAGCAATGATCCCACCGAGTCGGAAGAGTTGCTACAACTTTCGGGTGACGGAGATTAATCGTGTTGTTGACGGGGATACTATTGATGTCACCATTGATCTTGGGTTTGATTTATACAAGAAAGAAAGAGTTAGAATTGCAGGAGTTGATACGCCAGAGAAGAGAACAAGAGACTTGGAAGAGAAAGCATTGGGATTAGATGCTACAAACTGGATGAAAGAACAACTGGAGGGAGCAATCGATGGAGATGATGAACTCACTATACGAACTGAACTTAAAGGTGGCATGGGTAAGTATGGTAGGTTGCTTGGTTGGTTATACGTTGGCGATGCTGATGTATCACTCAACGAACAAATGATTACCGAAGGATATGCTTGGGCATATGATGGAGGAACAAAACAAAAAAATTTCGAAGAACTACGTGAAATTCGTAGATCTTTCGGATCATTAAACGAGGGTTAAAACAATGCAGAAAATTATTAACGCAATCGCAATCGCAAGTGGAGTTGTATCACTTACAGTCGTAGGACTTGGTGGATATGTATTCATACGTAAAGATGCAATCATAGATGGAGTCAAATCTAAAATTACAGAATCAGTTATGGGATCTGTTGGTGGTATGTTACCAGATGTAATGGGAGGAGTGTTACCAGAGACAACAGGACCAGCATTACCTAGTGCTCCTCTTCCTAAATTTTAATGGATCCTATTGAAGAAATTAATATACCAAATGTAATAGTTCAACAGATAGGGTCAAGATCATGGATGTATACAATTCCATCTGTCCTAAACAATGACCCACCTGTAACTTTGCAGTTGGGTTTTCCTATTGTTGAGTTACCTGGTTGTGTTGAAACACATCAAGATAATAAAATAGGAGCAAATAGATTACCCCTTGATCGTGATTTAGTGAATGATGATCCAAATGGTGTTACAATATTGTGTCCAAATGGTGAGTATCCATCATATAATGCGATGAATTTTGAAGCTGTACAGGCAGTTCCCACAACTGCAGCACCTCCACCACCAGTTGCACCACCTGCACCAGAGATTCCTGATACTGGTAAAGTTGTTCCTCCAGAAAAAGAAGTGCCTTGTCCTGGTCCAAATCAGTTGAGAGTTGGTGATGTTACTCAATCAGGTGATGAGAGAGTTGTAGGTCACCGACTTCTTGGAGATGGTAAAACCTGTGAGACATTATATGAACCCACCACAGCAGTTGAAAAATTTCTCCCACCATTAAATCAGGCATCGACTGTGACCGCACTAGCAGTTGTGGCTACAGCAGGTGCAGCAGCAACACCATTATTAATAAGAATTATAAGACCTGTAATCAAAAAATTATGGACAACGATTCAAAAAAAATTTGGTAAGAATATAAAACAACTTACTCGTGCAGAAATAAAAACAAATAAGTATCGAGAAAAGAAAGGTCTACCACCGATTAAGAAAAAATAATTATTTAATTCTTCCAATTGAAACAGTTTTCAAGTCTTTAGAATTACCTTTTGGTTTTGGTGTAATATTATGTTGATGTGGTGCTACAACACCAGGTGGGTTTACCAACATAACGTCTGCACATACACTATGATAAGGAGACTTTGGATGAAATACAATTCCAGCCTTCATTAGTTCTCCACAGTTCTTAAGTCTTGCAATTTCAAAATCTAATCTTTTGTTTGCAACCGTTTGAGTCATTAAATTTATATTTGCCTGTGCTGCTTCTTTACATTGTGCTTGTAATTCTTTGTCAAGTGGTTTTGACCATGTAGCAGAAAAACCTAATGAAATTGTATAGTTGTCTTGCTGACCAGTTCTTGTAGGGATTTCATATAAGATTTCACCAGGATTGTCTGGAATATTATCATCGTCATTGTCTGCGTTGTTGTACACTGGATCGAGGTATATTCTTTCAAATGGTTTTTTATACGAAACCGATGCGTTTGCATAGGGTGTAAGGTTCATGGTAGGTCCTTGACACTGTATCCCACCACCATAAGTATTAGTTATATACGGTCCTTGTAAAACCTGTATTGCCTGGTTGGTCACTGAGCCCGAACTATTCGCAATCGGGTTTGCTGTTGCACTTACACCACCCACATCAGTTGCAAATGAAGGAGTTGCTGTTCCTAATGTAAGACTCAGTGCAATCAGTTTGAGAACGTGCTTGTCGTGTTTGTGACACTTTGGATGGTGGTTGTGCGCTGTATTATTGTTTGCGTCTTTAAACCTGGACCAGAATAACTTTCTGTAAATTGAAAGGCTGCTCCTGGTGTTTTTAACGTGAATGTTGGTTTGCTGCTTAGATCTAAACCAGTCCATGTTGATGTCACTCCTTCAATGGTATTTTCAGTCATCAAATTTGATGTTGGTGATATTGATGTTCCACCCATTTCTATATTTGTCCCAGTGATGACATACTGATACCCCGTATCATAATTCATCGAATTTACTGTCTCCGTCACCGTAGAAGTGGTTTCGGTAGTTGAAGTCATTGCGCCCTGGGTGAAATTAGGCACCACGGGCACAGCAATCGCAGTCCTCGCACTCGCAAGGACACTTGCAACCACAGTTAGGACAAATATCTTTTTCATTGGTCATTATATCAAAAACCTAGTTTATTGTCAATTCATTTACAAATTGACCAACAGCCACAGTTCCCGCGCCGCCAGCTGCCACCGTCATTGCCCCTGCAGTTGTAATAGTACCTGCTAAATTACCTACTGTACCAGCAGCAGTTGAGACTTGATCCGATAGAGCACTTACAGCACCAGTTGCTGGAGCAGTTGTTACTAATGCATCACCTTGAACGAATGACTGGCTTAAGCTGAAACTTGCACCTGGAACATCCTGTGTGAATGTAGTGTCTGCAACTGTTCCAACACCTGAACTAAATGTCATAGCACCAATACCATTTGTTACAGCATTGTCGCCAGAACCATAAGTACTATCAAGACCGTTTCCACTGACTGCGTATGTGTTTGCGATTCTTTCAACCTGAGTTGCTGCTGCGTTCACGGTTAATTGAACACTAGAACTTAGTTTATGTGTAATATCCGCCATCGCAGGTGAACCGAAACCTGCCAACAATAACAAAGGTAAGAATTTTTTCATGTCTTAAGACAATATACCTATTTTTTATTTAGACATATTAAAAGTGTATAAATAACCCAGAACTTAAGTTATTTTATTAAACATTATGTCTGAACAACAAGGTCATCTAGCAAATCTTTTACAACAAAGACAAACATTAATAGATGAAATTAACGGATTGCAACAGCAAGCAGCAGAAAAAAGAGAATTGCTTTTAAGAGCATCTGGAGCAATTGAGTATTTACAACAAGTTGGAGTAACCCTACCAGAAGAGAGTGCAGAACCAGAAGCACCAGAGGTAGAGGCAGAAACTACAGAACCAGAGGTTGTTACGGAACCAACACCAGTAGCTTGACAACAAATTAAACATATAATATAGTATATTTGTTGGACGCAACATGGGAGTGACTGAATAAACTTACTGGCAACCGCTGGTTAAGGTGATGAGACACAGGTGGTGCTGCTACCGAGAGGTAGAACCGATCAACCAATCGGGTCTCAGGCAATAACGTATTTACTTACTGTAGTAATGCCCGTTATTTGTTGGTACACAGGAATCCAACCTCCCTCTTTTTTTAGACCTAAGATGCAACTCTATGAGTCGGGCAGATGGTCTTATTTTTTATGAACTTATTATCAAATGAAAATATTTTTAGACACTGCTGATACAACCTCAATACAGGAAGGATTTAACACAGGTTTAATTGATGGTGTCACAACCAATCCCACACTCATTAAAAAAAGTGGAAGAGATCCAGAGACAGTATATAAAGAACTGATTGATATGGGAGTACCAGACATCAGCATGGAAGTTGTCGGTAATCGAAAAGAAATGTATAGAGAAGGTGAAAGACTTGCAAAAAAATTTGGAAGTTATGCGACTATTAAAGTTCCTTGCACACCTGATGGACTTGCAGTTTGTAGACAGTTAAAAAAATTAATAATTCGAGTTAATGTAACACTTATATTTTCACCATCACAAGCAATATTAGCAGCAAAGGCAGGAGCAACATACATATCACCTTTTGTTGGAAGAGTCGATGATAATTCTTTCGGTGGTCTATGCCTTATCAAAGACATCGCAAATATATTTTCAAAACAAAATTGGAAGAGGACTGAAATATTAGGAGCATCAATTCGTAATGTTCGTGATGTAGGACGTGCATTTGAGTATGGAGCAAACATATGTACTATACCACCAACTGTTTTTAACAAGATGTATAATCATATTTTGACTGATAAAGGATTAGAACTTTTTGATAATGATTGGAAATCAGTGCAAAATTTGTAAAATATATGATGATGTTTTTGATGCTGAGTATTTGTATGAAATTTTTGCGATACTTCAGGACAAATTACAGTACAGGTCTGATAATACAGCAAATAGAAACACATGGCCTTATGGAAAAACGGGCACACATAAATTATTTGGATCAAAAATATTTTTTAGACAATCAGTAAATAAAATAATTTATGTAAATAATGAGTATATTGACAAATTTTACGATTTGTTTTCTTTCATATGTACATTAGAAAATTTAAATCCTGATATTCAATACTTAGAAAGAGTAGATGTTAATTTGCAACATAGTGGATGTAATGGAACTCTTCATATAGACGCAAATCCACATGATACCACAACAAAAACTTTTATGATTATGGCTAATCCAGTGTGGAAAAAAGAATGGGGTGGTGCTTTTGAGATTTTTAACCAAGATAGAAAAGAAATTTTAGAGAGGCATGAATATGTGCCTGGTAGAGTTATTGTTTTTCCAGCTCACTTACCACATAGAGGATTAGGTGCAGAATTGAATTTTCCTTATGCATATAGATATTCGATAGTATTTGGTGTGAGAAATCTGTTTTCTTATGATTGAATAGTAACAAATGTATAGCTTGACACATTCTTAACCTTGTGTTAAACTAAATATCATTACATAACAAAGGGATCGAAAGATCGTGCCCCTGCGTAGAATGTAAAATTCTTAGTCGAAAAGAATTTCCATCCGCAGGTTTTTTATTGTCTGCGAGATACTTTTAAAACAAATGATTAAATCAACAATCGCTGCGGTAGCAGCATCTCCATTCCTATTCGCTGGTGCAGCCTTTGCTGGTCCTTACGTCAATTTGGAAGCAAGTGGTTCTTATCCTGAAGGAGCATACGCATCTGGTGGATTAGAAGCAGTAGTTGGATACGAAGGAGCAACAGAAAGTGGAATCGGATACTATGTATCTGGTGGTCCTACAGTCACTCATACAGAAACTGCTGATGAGTTTGGTGATGTTGAACTTATTGGATATGTTGGAGCAACATATGACAAGTTCTACGGAGAAGTCTCTGGTGTAACTACACCTGCTGACGAAATTGACTGGTCTGCAAAAGCAGGTGTGAAGTTCACATTCTAAATTAAGTATCGTACTGATACAGAGACCTCTTTCTAGGGGTCTTTTTTTATGTTAAGATTTCTAACATTATACATAATGTTAGGAGGTTAAGACAAATGTTACATTTACTAGGAAAAGGACAAACACCAGAATGGGACGAAGATAAACACGATATAGAGGAGGTCTTTGCCTTTCTGTGTTACAGGGGAATACACTATGCGAAGTGGGTATTCGTAGGTGATATCTTTAGGCAAAATTGGAATGTAAAGAATCCAAGACAAGAAGGTTAAGAGAAGGTAAAAGGTATCATAAGTTACAGTTAAGGTGTTCTATATAATGAGGTTTATCTAGAAAAACTCATGAAAGCATTAGCAGTCGGCCTGCTTGCCCTTGGTGTATCAGCACCAGCATTCGCAGGACCATACGTTTCATCCAAGGTAGCAGCCAAGGGTGAGAACTCAGATTATGAAAATACAGAAGTAGAAGTACGTCTTGGATACGAAACAAAAACAGGTAATTTAAAACCTTACATCGAAATCGGCCCAAACTGGGAGATGAAAGATGATGAGGATGATGCAGATTTCCTTAAGGCAGTTGAATTTGGAACTAAGATTAAGTTAAGTGATAACTTAGGTTCTAAGGTTAAAGCAGAATTCGTATTCGATGACGACGGAGACGTTGAATGGAAATACGAAGCAGGATTAACATACGATCTATAAAGACGATGAAAATCCTACCACTAGTCGGGGCTGCACTGTTAGGTGCATCCCCCTTTTCGGTGAATGCCGATGAATTTAAACAGGTCTCGAAGTTTGAGACTTATAAAAATTATAGAGAGCAAGCAGATCAAGACGGTGACATGATCGTTTTTGATAAGAAGAGTGCTCCAGAAATCGTTGATGCAACAGAAGATGGAAAGACTCTGGTATATACAAATTCTGAACTTGGGTCTATTGGTTTTGTCGATATATCTAATCCATCTAATCCGATTGGGTTAGGGGAAATGTATGTTGATGGTGAACCTACATCAGTTGCAGTGAAAGGTGACTATGCAGTCTTTGGTGTAAACACATCAGAGAGTTATACAAATCCATCTGGTAAGGCAGTTTTGTTTAAGGTTTCTACACAAGAGAGACTTTTTGAGGTTCCACTTATCGGGCAACCTGATAGTGTAGCAATCTCACCTGATGGTTCTTTCGCAGTGATTGCTATTGAAAATGAAAGAAACGAAGACATCAATGATGAAATGATTCCTCAATTACCAGAGGGTGTTTTAGCAA